GATTGGCAGAGTTGGGCTTTTCCTATGATATACGCCATCATGGATGATATTACAGTTATAGAAAAACTAAAACTAGCAGATATGGCAGCGTTGGACGGAGCAATATCTAATATTCGTATTTTTAAACTAGGTAGCTTAGAACATAAGATAGCTCCAACCAAAGCCGCGACAGCAAAGCTAGCTCAGATATTGGGTAATAACGTTGGAGGCGGGACAATGGATCTTGTGTGGGGGCCTGATATAGAGCTAATAGAAAGCAATACTAATGTTCATCAATTTTTAGGTGAAGGTAAATACGTACCTCATATGAATAGTATTTATGCTGGCTTAGGTATACCTCCGACACTAACAGGAACATTCGGGGCTGCTGGAACAACAAATAATTTTATTAGCTTAAAAACTCTCACACAAAGACTACAATATGGTAGAGATATACTTGTTTCTTTCTGGGAAAAAGAAATAGAATTAGTACAAAAAGCAATGGGATTTAAATATCCAGCTAAAATTGAATTTGATAGAATGGATCTTAGTAATGAAGATACTGAAAAATCACTACTAATACAATTAGCAGATAGAAACATTATCAGTGACGAACTAATACAAACTCGATTTGGGTTTGACCCAGATATGGAAAAGAGCAGGCTTAATAGAGAAAATAGAGAAAGAGACTCTTCTAGAATGGTTAATAAAGCCGGTCCATGGTTTGATCCAGATCCTGATGCAGCCTTAAAGAAGATAGCATTACAAACCGGTGTTGTTGCTCCTAGTCAGGTCGGATTGGAACTCGAAAAGAAAAAAAGTAGTGAAAAATCGGCTTTGGACATGAAAACTCCATCTTTGTCTGCACCTTCAACGAAGTTGGCAAATGATTCGCCAGAATCATTGCCAGGAGTACCAGGACAAGGTCGCCCCAAAAATTCCAAGGATTCACAACAACGTAAAACAAAAGTTTTTAAACCACAGACTGGCGCTAAGCTTCTTTTATGGGCAAGTGATACCCAAGACAAGATTAGTCAAATAGTAAACCCGGTATTGTTACAGTTCTTTAATAAGAAAAACTTAAGAAGCTTATCTAATGAGGAAGTTAAAGAACTAGACTCTATCAAAACCAAACTACTATTTAATCTACAACCATTCACAACTATTAGCACAGATATTATTTTACAGTCTCTTAACGATATAGATAGTTCGCCCGAAATAATTCAAGCTTACAGTAGCTGGTTAAAAGAACTAAAATTAGATCTTAATAAAGATTTAACAGTAGACGAGCTAAAACAAGCAAAAGCTTCATTCTATTGTATGGTGTACTCCTTGGTATAACAAAAAGAGGTATAAATTATGCAAATATTTAAACAAGAAATTGAAGACGGTCTAGAACACCAGATATCATCTTCTGCATCATTTTCTTATGCTTCTATTGCAGAACCCTGCCTATTAAATAAACCTAATCTTACTAACATCAAAAGCCTTGCTTCTTTTAATGATTCTGACTTATATTATGTTCAGTCTATTTTAGTAAGTTCGTCATGGAATAAAAATGACGATATTTTTGAAAAGGGTGAAGTCTGGATGGCTAGAAAAACACCAGAAGACAAACCTACTAATCTTGAACATGATGAAGGAACAATTATAGGACATATTACTAGTAATTGGCCAATCACAGAAGATGGTAATATTATACCAGAAAATATAGATATTAATAAGTTGCCAGAAAAATACCATATTTTAACAGGGTCTGTTATCTATAGAGCATTTACCAATCCTGAACTCAAAGATCGTGCAGAAAAATTAATATCTAGTATAGAGTCCGGTAATATGTTTGTTAGTATGGAATGCTTTTTTAAGGGATTTGATTACGGCATAACAGATAAAACTACAGGAAAATATAAAGTTTTAGCCCGTAATGAAAATACAGCATACTTAACAAAATATCTTAGATCATATGGTGGTGCTGGAGAACATGACAATTATAAGATAGGTAGAGTATTAAGAAATATAACATTTTCTGGTAAAGGCTTTGTTGAAAAACCTGCTAATCCAGATAGTGTAATTTTTACAAAAGACATTATTGATAGATTATTAGATAAAAAAAATGATAATTTGTCAAATTCAGGTGTATTTAACAATCAGTCAACCTCTAATGTGGAGAATAGCAATATGAGTGATAATACAGAAGCATCCGTACAAGCTACCGAAACAGCTCCTGAATTTAATGTTCAGGGTCTACAAGATCAAATTACAGAATTACAAACACAGGTAGCTGCTCAGGCAGAAACAATTAGAACTCTAGAAACAGAGAAGCAAGAAGCAGCAAAAAAAATTAAGGATGAAGAAGAGAAAATGAAAGAAGAAGCTGCTAAGAAAACTGCTGAAGACGAAGAAGAAAAGGCTGTAAAAGAAGAAGCAGCTAAAAAATTAGCTGAAGAAATGACCAATAAAGAAGAAGAAATGAAAAAGGTCAAATCTGAATTAAACACAGCTCTTGAAACTATTGCTGTATATAAAATGAAAGAAGAAGAAATGGCGAAGAAAGCAAAGAAGATGTCAAGAAAAGCTTCTTTACTCTCTTACGGTTTTGACGACAATTCTGCTGAAGCTACAGTGGAAAAGTTTGACAATCTTTCTGATGAAGCTTTTGATGCTATGACATCATTATTTGCTGGCAAAATGCCACCATGGCTCAACAAAGACAAGAAAGACGAAGAAGAAACCGAAACCAAGAAGGAGTCAAAAAAGGCTTCTGTTGAGGATACGGTAGACGCTGCTGTTCTTGATAGTGTCGAAGTTGAACCAACTGTAAATCTTAGCGTTGGTAGCGATGAGGTTTCCTCAATCGATTCCACTCGCGCAGAATTAGTTGAATTTGTTTGTGCTAGACTAGGTAAAAAACTTAATAAGGGAGAATAACATGGCTCTTAAAGCAGATCGTATTGAACTACTCACAGATATTTCCTTTTTCATGAACACAACTGCCGAACGAGGCGGCGTGGTATCTGCTGTAACAAGCGGTTCAGGCGTAGCTATGGACGACGCTAACAGCGTAGTTGCATATGCAGCCACCGTCAGCGGAGCCAAGCCTCTAGGCGTTTTGCTAAATGATGTTGTAAACTATGACCTAACCAGACAGCACATTAACTGGCACAGAGACGAAGTGCAAGTTGGTGGCAAGGTTGTCCTATTGCGTCAGGGACAAGTAACAACAAACATGCTTGTTGGTGGAACTACTCCAGCAGCTGGTGTTGATGCTTATGTTGGCGTTAGTGGTCTAGTTGGTACTTCCAGCACCAACAGTGTTAAGATCGGCCAGTTCCTTGGTAGCAAAGATGCTGATGGTTATGTTAAACTATCTGTAAACATTACTTGATTAAAGCTTTAATAAGGGAGAAAAAAATGTCAGCTAATACTAAAACTTTTACACCTACACCAGAACTAACTGATCTTTTGGTTCGCTCTGGCTCACCTAATAGGGAAGTAGCCCTAGCTGCTAACTCTGAGTTTGCTAAAGCTCTAGAGTTACCACTAAGGCAGGCTCTATTAAGTGGCGACATTCTAGATGGTATTTTTGAGCCAATTCAATTAGCTCAAAGTGCTACTCCAGAGTTTCCACTAGATTTCCTTGCTCCTGGCACCGAAAAAGACTTCGTTGCTTATACTATCCCTAATCACGGACAGATTCCAGAGCGTCATGTTGAAGGCGATTACGTCATGGTTCCCACCTACGACATCGGTGCTTCAATCGACTATCTCCTAAAGTATGCTCGTGATGCTCGTTGGGACGTAGTTGGTCGTGCTATGGAAGTTCTTGAGTCTTCATTCGTAAAGAAGATGAATGACGACGGTTGGCACACACTAATGGCTGCTGGCGTAGATCGTAACATTGTTGTATACGACGCTGACGCTTCTAGCGGACTGTTTACAAAGAGACTAGTAAGTCTTATGAAAACAGTTATGCGTAGAAACGGCGGTGGTAACTCCGCTAGTAATAACCGTGGTTTGCTAACCGATCTTTATGTTTCTCCAGAAAGCATGGAAGATATTCGTAACTGGGGTATCGATCAGGTTGATGAGACAACACGTAGAGAAATCTACACTGCTGCTGATGGTACACTAAACCGTGTATTCGGCATCAATCTCCACGACCTTGACGAACTCGGTGAAGGCCAAGAGTATCAGCTATTCTATAGCGATATCCTAAGCGGCTCACTACCAAGTGGCAAGAACGAGGTTGTTGTTGGGCTCGATCTCCGCAAGAGAGACAGCTTCATAATGCCAGTTCGTGAACAGGTTCAGATCTTCGAGGATGATACACTTCATCGTCAGAAGAGAGCCGGTTTCTACGGCTGGGCTGAGCAAGGCTTCGCTGTACTAGATAATCGTCGAGTATTGCTCGGCGCCCTATAATCTGCAGCCAAAAGTATCTTTTGAAATAAGGGCTGAGAATTTCTCGGCCCTTTTTCTTATACTTAACTAGATTTTATGCCTTGACTAAACAAGGTATTGCTATACAATAAGTAAACAAAGGAGCTTTTATGATAAATGAAGAAAAAACTTTTGCAAAATACGGATACAAATCTAGTGATCTATCTGTAGGATCATCTAAAAAGATTATTGTTATTTGTGATTATTGTCAGGAATGTCTTGAAAAGCCATATAAAATGAGGCTAAATCAAAATAAAGAACTAAGCAAAGACTGCTGTCTAAAGTGCAAATTTAAAAAACGAGAAGAACTTAGTTTGTTAAAATACGGAGTTAAAAACTCATCTCAAAGAAAAGACGTTAAAGATAAATTATGCAACTATAACATAGAAGACCATAAAGACGAGATACTTACTTTATTAGATACAAATTTTAGTATATCGAATATTAGTGAAAAAATTGGTATACCCATTACCTCATTAAATAGATACCTTAAATCTATCGGCGTTGATACCAAAGGAGATTTACAAGAAAAAAAGAACAAAACTCTGGAGGAAAAATATGGAAAAGACCATCAGCAAAAAATACTAGCTAAGCGTATAGAAACCAACAATCAAAAGTTTGGATGCTCCAATCCTTTTGCTAATGAAGACATTAAAATTAAAATTACCGAAACTATGAAAGTAAAATATGGAACAGAGCACCATATGCAAAATCCAGAAAAAATTCAGCAAGTTAAGGAAACTAATTTAGATAAATACGGAGTAACTAATGTTAGTCAGGTTCCAGAGTTTAAAGATAAAATAAAAAATACCAACCGTAGCAAATACGGCTACGAACATGCTACACAAAATCCTGACATAAAAAATAAGATAGTTAATACTATGGTTCTTAATGGTAATGCTAGATTGTTTGAAGGTAATAATGCGTATTTTTGGGCAGAAAAAACAGGCTATTGTCTAAGTAGATTTAATCAGCTGATTAGAGAATATGGTTTTGAAAATGCTAAAAATATGTATCGCACAGACAGTTATACTAGCTTAGAGATAAGATTTAAAAGTTTTCTTGATGAACACCAAATAACCTACACTAATCATCAAAGATTAACTTTAAACCAAAAAGATAAATATTATATTCCAGATTTTACTATTGGTAATTTATTAATAGAAGTAGATGGATTATACTGGCATAGCGATCAGTGCAGAATAGATAATTATCATATCGATAAAAAAAATTCGTATGAACAAGCAGGATATGATAGTCTTTTTTTTAGAGAAGATGAGATACGCGATAAATTTGATATTGTAAAGTCTATTGTTTTGAATAAATTAGGTAAATCTAAAAGAGTATATGCTAGAACTTGTGAGTTAGGTACTATCGAAGATAAGGCATCTGACATCTTTTTTGAAGCCAATCATTTAATGGGTAAGGGTCGTGGAACAACTTATATTTTAAAAGATAATGACCATATTATTGCAGCGATGAGAATTAAAAGACTAAAAAATAATGATTATGAAATCAGTAGATTTTGTAATAAAACTGAACATAACGTCGTTGGAGGATTTAGCAGACTATTAAATTATGCTCTTAAGGATAAGAAACCTTCCACATTGATAACTTTTATTGACAAGAGATATGGCCGAGGAGAGTATCTTGAAAATCTTGATTTTAAATATGCTCATATTTATCCAAGCTTTAGATGGACCGATGGGTTCGTTACTTTTCATCGTCTCAAATTTCCCGGCAATACCGGTTACGACAACAATCTTTTTAAGATATGGGACTGTGGACAGGCTAAATGGATATTAACTCCGTAGAGGTGTAATAATAAATATTAATATCCATATTTTAAGAGGGCTCATGCATGGCAGCCAGCAAGTACGATTTTTCTATCGAGCAAGGCACCTCGTTTAAGTTGTCATTAATATATAAAGATTCTGAGAGAAACCCAATTAATCTAACCAATTGGTGTGCCAGACTAGTATGGAAAACCAATACCAATACTACTCAAGTATTTAGTTCTGAAAATACAGATCACAGTGTATATAAATTCGATGTTGATGATATTGCTGGCAAATTAACATTAATGTTTCCAGCTCACACCACCAATAACTTTAATTTTACCACTGCTAAGTATGACTTAGAACTAAAGTCTCCAGATGATTTATATAATGGAGGAGGTAAATATACTACAAGAATACTTTTTGGAACAGTCAATATTGTTAAACGATTTAGTCAGAATAATAGCAATTTGGAGTGCTAAATGAGCGATTTTATTATTGAAATTACTGATCCTACCACGAACTTATTGGAAATTGAAACCACATATGTTGATGTTGTTAATAATATAGAAATTGAGAGATCTGATTCTTTTAATATAGAAATAGTGAATACTGAAAAGGTTCTTGTTGGAGATTTACCAGATAATATTCCTTTAACAAAAATCAAAAAAGCCGGAATAGATGGTTTAGACTATTACTTAGATCATTATGAATTTGATTGCGGAACACCATAACTTATAAGAGGGTATCATGCCAGCACAAACAAAAATTCAGTTTCGTAGAGGCTCTAGTTCAGAGTGGGCAGCCGGTCTTGACCCATTATCCCAAGGTGAGGTTGGTTATGATTTGACGCTAAAAAAGATAAAGATCGGTGATGGTTCTACCCTATGGGATAGTTTACCTTGGGCTACAATCATAGGAACTGATCTTGTAGGAACAAGCGGAGTCAATATTTCTTATGCTTCAAGTAGTGGAATAGCAACAGTATCCGTAACAGGACTAAATTCTTCTTATATTAGCGATTTTGCTGGCGCTGTCAGCGGACTTCTACCTGTTAAAAATATCGTAGCTGGTACAAATATTGCTGTTAGTGGTAATGATGGTACTTTTACTATTTCTACTAATGGTTTAGATACTAATACTGTTAAAGATGTTATTGGTTCTAGCATCAGTGGAGTTAGTGGAGTTGCAGTTTCTTACGACAATTCATCTAAGATTACTACTATAAGCTTAAGCGATCCTACAATACAAGTATCAGATATTATAGACTTTTCAGAAGGTGTTGACGACAGAGTAGCTAGTTTACTTACTGCTGGTACAGGTATTGGCTTAAATTATAATGATAATGCTAATAGTCTTCAGGTTTCAGTAACTGGCATTCCAACTTCTTTAATTACTAATTTTGCTAGTGGCGTTAATACTCTTATAGAAAATGCTGTTAGTGCTAGTATAGTTGGTGGCAGCGGTATTGATATTGTTTACAATAGTGGAACAAATACTCTTAGTATTAGTAGTGCTTTAACAGCAGGTAGTGGCATATCATTAACTCACAATAGCGGTAATTATACCGTTAGTTTGAGTGATCCTACTGTTCAGCTTGCTGATGTTACAGATTTATCCGCCGACGCTAGAACTTTCTTACTAACCCCTAGTAGTAGTAATTTAAACTCATTAGTTACTGATGAAACAGGAAGCGGTGCTCTGGTATTTGCTAATAATCCTACATTAAGTGGGATTACAGTTAACGGAACTTTAACAGCTGCTGGTGATTTGACTGTTGGTGGCAATCTAACCGTTCAGGGCACTACCACAACGGTTAACAGTACTACTGTTGAGATTGGTGACAATATTATTAGAGTTAACACAAGCGGACTAAGTACGGGTGGTCTAGAAGTTGTTGATGGTGCTAGTACTCGTTCTCTTGTTTGGAACTCAGTTAATAATAGATGGGAATTTACTGGTGGTAATGTTTATACTAGTGGTGATTTTATTGCTAATAATTTGCAAGTATCTTCATCCGGACTTGTTTCAAATTTAAATTCTGATTTACTTGATGGTGAACATGGTTCTTATTATAGAAATTTCAATAACTTATCTGGTGTTCCTAGTCCAGTTATTAGCGGATCTCTTACTGGAGACGTTACTGGTTCAGCTAGCGTGACCTTAAATAGTTTAGGCAATGGCTTACTTAGTATAAGTACCGATATAGCTCCTAATACCATAGTCGATGCCGATATAAGTTCTAGCGCGGCAATTTCTGTTACCAAATTAGCCAGCAGTGGTATTTCATTAGGATCAACCACAATTAATTTAGGTGGTTCGTCCAATATTATAGCTGGATTAAGCGCTATTAGTGGAACAGGCGCAAATAGTCCAACAACACTGTATTACTGCGTCATAGACGGAGGTACTCCATAATATGAGAAACGGCAAAATATTTCTAGTCAATGGTGTTCCACGCACTCGACCTCCTGGACCAGCACCTACTCCATTAACTACTTTACCGTCTATGACAGTTGGAGGATGGGGTGATCCTCATATGTATATTAGTGTTAGTTCAATGGACTCAAAAAATAGAACAACAACTAAAAATATAGCAACTTGGGGAGATAATAAGCAAGGTTCGACTGGCAATAATGAATTAAGATTATTGGATTTAGAAACATCTACTCATACTATTAAAGTTTTTTATACTAATAAAACATGGGGCAATGGTGCTAAAGTTATTGATAACGTTCGAGTAGAACTTAATGGTGTTTCAACAACGTACACAAATACCGCTAAAGTTACTGCTGGACCAGTTAGCTTAAATATACTTAAAAAGGGCTCTGGAGCTAATACATTTTTAGCTTTTGAAATGAGTTGGAACACTATCAATAATGTTGTTAAACTAAGAGGAGCATTAACAGTTATTCTTAAAAGAGTAGCAGCTAATAATGGAGTGCCGTGGAACGGAGGAGATGGTAGATTTTGGGATGGTTTTGGAAGAGCCTCATCTGTTTACGGCTTAAGTAGAAGTGATTTTGAAACTGGAATAGGTATTCAAAACATTGAAGATGAATTAGAACTATCATCAAATGAAGCAGGATTTTTATCAACTATTGGAGAAAATTTTATTCGGAATACCAGTATTTTTGATGATATAAATGATCTAGGAGAAAATGGTGAAGGAGATGGCGCTCCAGTACATGTGTGGGATGATACCACAGCAGAAGTATTGCAGGTTTTAGGGGATCCTGTTGGATTAGAGGGTGTTGTGGATCAAATAGTTGCATCGGGTACAACAACAACCACCACAACAACCACCACAACAACAACGACAACAACAACTAGTACTACAACAACAACCACAACTCCGGCTCCTCCACCTTCGGGCGATCCCTATTTTTACAATGTTGAATTGTTACTACATTTTGATCATTATCTTGATGTTCAACAAGGCTCTGGAATGATCATTAATAGCGCCAATAGTGATATTGTGTCGTGGTCTCCGGCTGCTTTCACAACTATTTCTATGGATCCCGCTGATCTTAGTCCCATTAGCTCTAGTGGAGGAGTTCTCAAAGGAGGAACAGCCAACGATAATAGTCCAAGTATCTTGGCTTTAGGTTATAATCTTAATACGTCAGGAGATTACACATTAGAGTGGCATTGGAAGAATCCAGCAAATAGCTGGTTTTTGACGGACGGATACGGATTCAAACAAGATAAATATCATTTATTTGTCGGCAATTTGGATAGCGGAGGTAAGCACTTATCTTCTTTATATCTTCATCCAGATTTTGGTTATTATAATTTATGGTCAGTTGATATTACCTCACACACAGGGGTTTGGTCTCATATGGCCATAAGCGTAAATGATGGAGAGACTAGGGTATTTATCAATGGTCAGCAACAAGTACTAGGTCTTAATTCTCCAGGAATAGGTGGCTATGGTATTAATTATGCTGACGGTTCTGCTTTTGCTGTAACTGGTAATGTTTACAGTGGAGTTATGCCGCTAGTATTTAGTAATTATCTTCTAGCTGGAGAGTTTAATACTAGAAAAAGTATGGCTTTCCAACATATTAGTAGTATAGATGAAATCAGGTACACTATTGGCGTTGGTAGATACCTCTCAAACTTTACGCCGCCAACAGGTAAATATCCAGATAGTGGTCCAATTATTGGCCCAGACGCTCCTAAAAATCTTAATGTTTTAACAGGAAACAATCAACTAGGTCTTAGTTGGACAGCTCCTCTCAGAAATGGAGGATCAAATATTACAGACTATGTATTACAATACTCCTCTAATAGTGGAACTACCTGGACAACATTTAATGATGGGATAAGCACATCAACATCTGGAACAATTACTGGATTAACAAATGGCTCCACTTATATTGCAAGAGTGGCAGCTATTAATAGTCAAGCTACTGGTAAGTATGTAACATCAAGTGGTTTTATTCCTAATCCTCCAATAGTTATTACTTCTCAACCATTAAATGATTACGCAACTACGAGTTCAGAAAACATAACATTTAGCACCACAGCAACCGGAGGAGGAGGTAGTCTAGCATATCAGTGGCAATATTATGGACAAGATTATGCTAATAGTGACTATACCAATGCTTGGAGAGATTTGTCTGGAGCAACTTCTGCTTCTTTCGCTACCAGTGTTGATAATTTAGTTAATACATACGGATTATACGATTTTGATTCTAATGGCATCTTACAATTAAGATGCTCAATATCTGCTCCTGGAGGAACTCCAGCAACTACTAATGTTGTTAGATTTCTAAAAATATATTCACTACATTATCCATCAGCATACTGGTATGGTAGTAATGGAAGTTCTTCTAACGGAGGTTCTCCGCAAACCATATCTTTACAAAGTGGTGAAAATTTAGTACTAGACCTTTATAATTTTAATAATTTTGTTGATACTTCATGGTATAGCGGAAATGATACTACAGTAAAGATTCAGGTAGCTACTACCGGCCCAACAGATAGCGCGGACTGGACAGACCTATCCTCACAAGATTCTAGGGGCGGTTTTCAGATTAATGCATATAATATAACTCCATCTACTGGTACTAAATATTATAGAGCTATTGCTCTTAATAAATGGCCTTATACAGCAAACAATGGATCAGGTTTCGCTAGTAAAAATTCTCAATATAGATACTATCACGCTGTTTCAGAAGTTATGCAGGTTACATGGCCATAAAAAAGGATTAAATTATGATATTAAATTATTCGGTTACTTTAAATACACACAATGAATCATCCATTGTATCCAGTTTAGAACCTGTAATTATAGATGATATATCGAAAAAACTTGTTTTAGTTAGGCTCCTCCCATATTTGTCTCCTCTTGTATTATGGAGAGGTGATGATTATGATAATGCTGGAGATTACACACAAGCTCAGGTTGAAGAGAAAATTTTAGAGCTAATAGGAAGCAATCCACAAGAGAAGTTACAATCATTAGTTTTATACTAATTTAGTTCATGAGCGAAAAAATACTGACTATTGGTATGAGTACATACGATGATTTTGATGGTGTGTATTTTACTATACAGTCATTAAGAATGTATCATAAGCTTGATAATATTGAAATTATTGTACTAGATAATCATCCAGATGGATCCCACTCAGAGTCATTAAAGGGTTTTTTGAATTCATGGTGTTCTGGAGTAGCTAAATATATTCCAATTAAAGATAAGCCATGTTCATTTAATAAATATAAGATTGTGGATTATGCTAATGGGCAGTATATCTTGATCTTAGATTGTCATGTTTTATTAGTAGAAAATTCTTTAAAAAAATTATTAGAATATTACTCAACTCGCCCAGATTGCAAGGATTTAATTCAGGGGCCTTTACTATATGATGATTTAATTAGCTACGCTACAGAGTTCAAGGATGAATGGAGAGGAGATATGTATGGTACATGGTATACCAACAAAGAATCCTATGATAAAGGAGAGCCTTTTGAAATCAAAATGCAAGGAATGGGATTATGTTCCTTTGAGAAAAAAAACTGGCCCGGTATTTGTCCATCTTTTAAAGGATTTGGGGGAGAAGAAGGATATATAGCCGAAAAATTTAGAAGAAACGGAGGTAAAAATATTTGTATTCCTCAATTAAAGTGGGTTCATCGATTTGGCCGACCCAACGGAGTTAAATATCCACTAATCTTAGAAGATAGAATATGGAATTATTTTGTGGGATGGTTAGAAATTACTAGGGATCCAGACCATCAAATGATAGTTGATACTTATAATCATTTTAAAGGAAGAATTCCTCAAGATAGTTTGGATAATATCCTAGAAAGAGCTAAGAATAAGATTCTATCTTAACTATAAAATTAGCCATATTATAACTATTCATTTATCTTGCGGCCGGGTGTATTAATTATTATTATAGCTAATAATCGATAACATAGTAATAGGATTATATTTTAAGATGGCCGTAAATGATTTGATCACATTTCGCAAAGGGACAGCTTCAGCATGGACTTCGGCCAATCCCGTTTTAGCTAGCGGTGAACCAGGATATGATTTAACGAATGGTGTTCTTAAGATAGGTGATGGTGTTTCTAATTGGGTGGCTCTTAGTGGAATAGGATCGACTAGTGTTGGTGGGTCATCGTCCTCCTATGTTGGAGTTAGAGGAATAATAAGCACAACAGGAACATTGACCAGTTTTGCAGTATCGGGAGGCTATCCAGTCGGATATCTGGACCTGTTCCAAGATGGAGTTAAGTTAGTATCAACTTTAGATTTTTCTGCAACAGACGGATCTAATGTTACTCTCAATAACAGTGTCCCATCAGGAACAGTTTTAGAATACTTGACAATGGCTTCTGGAGTTTCTTCTGGCGGCGGAGCTTTATCTGGTAGTGTGACGATACCGCAGCTTGGCGACTATGCATTTTCTTCCGTGTCACTACTACTTCATATGAACGGAAGCGGCAATACATTTACAGATTCTAGTGCTACACCCAAGGCAATCATGGCGTTTGGTAACGTCACGCAAAGCACGGAGCAGAGTAAATTCGGTGGCAAGGCGGCTTATTTTGATGGTACTGGCGACTACATTCAACTATCGACTCAGAACCAGTCTTCACTCCAGTTCAGCACACAACAGCACACAGTCGAATTTTGGTTCAAAACAGCTATCATGCAGCAATACACATGTCTCTTTTATCGAGGCCAACAGAGCGAGGCCGCGTACGACTACGTTCTGAACATAAACAACGCTTCTGCGAGCGCTGGCGACTTGGCCTTGTATTCGCTTGGCTTCGGCGGCGCGATGACTACAACGTCTGGTGGCTGGAACGATAATGTTTGGCATCATGTTGCAATTGTTCGCGATGCTGGAAACGTGTTTCGTATGTATGTTGACGGCGTTCAGCAGGCGACTCGCACATACGACATGACTCAGTCTTACAGCAATAGCAGTGACTCCATTATCCGCATTGGCAAGGATGGAGCGTTGTCTGGGCGAGACTACTCGGGATATATCGATGAGTTACGAATCAGCACGGTATGTCGATATCCAAGTGGTACGTCGTTCGTGCCATCCGCCATTGCGTTCTCAGATGCAGCCGAAGCCACGTTCCCCGTCACCATCACTGGCTCGGGAGGTGGAAGTTCTAGTTATGACTCTCGCTGGGACTTGTTTCTGCCACCAGCACCGACCGGACTGACGGCAGCCGTTGGCAACGCTCAAGCCACTCTCTCGTGGACTGCGCCGACCGTGTTGGCTCAGACGCCGATCACGGACTATGTCGTGCAGCATTCATCGAACAGCGGCTCGACATGGACGACGTTTAGCGACGGCACCTCGACCTCGACTTCAGCGACGGTCACTGGCCTGACCAACGGCACGGCGTATGTTTTCCGTGTGGCGGCAACGAATGACATCGGAACAGGAAGCTATTCGGCGGCATCGAGTGCCGTGACGCCGAATTCGGCGAGCGTTCCTGATGCTCCGACTTCACTGCGAAATGCTGACAACTACTGGGGATGTTCGTCTAACGACACTATGTGGAACGCACCAGTGTCTAACGGCGGCTCGGCAATTACGGGATATGTTTGGCGAATCGGTAGCGGAGCGACGACCAGTGTGGCTCCGTCCAGCGGAACCCGGCCCGCAGGGTCTTATACGGGCGGTTTTATCGACAATCACGCGCCCACCGGCTCGTTCCAAGTTGCTGCCGTCAATGCCGTTGGGACGGGGCCGTTTGCGTCAATCACTCTTCAACAGGACTGCAACTAATGAGCGTTATTCTTCTAAGCAATTTTGTTAGCGAGAGCGAACGAGCCTCACTGCTGGCGTGGTGCGACACCAATGAGGAGTGCCTTGGAAACGCAAGAACTGCGGACGGCGAGTCGTATTTGTTGCGTAAAATCTCAAACAGCAACGCGGTGGTGGAGGCTGGCGGATTCCCCGAAGTCGCCTATCAGGTGCATGGCCGTATCAGGGAGCGGTTCCCGATGCTGGGGGGCTCGCTTCAGCGATTCCTAGACGGTATGACGGTTGGTGTTCTCCTTCCCGGCGGAGAGTTTCCAGAACACGTTGACCATCATTTCCGGCAGGACGGTCTGGTGTGTGTCGGCGTGAACGCATTGCTTTCAGCTCCAGCGTCAGGCGGCGTAGTGAGCGTTGACGGCGTGGAGCGAGAGCAGCAGGAAGGAGACGCGCTGGTCTATCTTCTGTCGGAACAGATTCATGGAGTCTCTCAGGTTGTTGGCAATGTAAAGAGAGTTGTTTGGTCGTGGCGATTTATGGTCGATCTTGCTACCTGGAACGCGATGCTAAGTACCTCCTCGAATTCCTGAAGAATTTTATACTTTAACAATCAACACATAAAATGACAAAAGCATACGATAATTCAATACTAGCCCGAAACATAAACGTTAGTGGAGTTAATACTAATGTTAGTGGAGTTTTACAACTTAATAATATTAATGTCAGTATTAGTGGACATAATCATACATCATCTGATATTACTGATTTTAATAGCTCTGTTAGTGGACTATTACCCACTATAGCTAATAGTGGAGATAATAGAATTCTTACCAGCACAGGATCAGCAGTTGGCATTAATGCCGAGTCCAATTTAACTTTTGATGGAACTAATTTAACAGCACCATATTTAGTGGCTAGTAATTCTTCTGGCGATGAAGGAGGAGAGATACAATTAGCTAAACCTCCAAATGGAACATTATCTGGTGGAATAACCATTGATGCTTATCAGAATAGATTAAGATTTTTTGAACAAGGAGGTAGTGCTCGTGGATTTTATTTAGATCTTTCATCTGCTGGTGCTGGTGCTTCTACAAACTTAGCTGTTGACAGGACCATTCATTCTACAAACACCGCTATTGATTGGCTTCCGAGAGGTCACGGTAGTATCGGTAATGCTGGCGCTACTAGTGGAGGTCTAATGCTAGTATTTTTTACAGCCCCGTACTCGTTCACTGCTACTACTCTGACGTTTGCGGCGGGCAACGCTGCCACATCTGGCCTGTCGTTGTGTCGCTTTGGGTTGTTTACTGTTTCCGAGACCATCACCGATAACATTACATTCACGACGCCTACAGTGACACTGGTTGCACGAACAGCGAGCGACATGACAATCGGAAATTCCACAAATACCTTCTACTCTCGAACCTTTAACACTACCGGTGGCTATCCTGCCTCGTATAATATTGTCGCCGGGACACGCTACGCGGCTGGACTAATACTTGTCGGCACAACGGCTGGCAATTGGCATGCTGCTACGCTTGGCATGGGCTCGATCATGCGACTACCTCCTATGGTTGCTGGTTTGGTCACGTCTCTTAGTGATCTTCCAACATCGCCGACAAGCGTGTCTAATGGATCTTTCGTTCTATATGGGAGAATTTCATGATCACCAATTATCTCGGCATTATCGATGGAATTCGCACTTGGGAAGTGCGTGACGAGAATGGCAATATCGTAGGCATGAATCAACAGGCCGTGGACGAATCTGTCCCTACGAGCGTCTCCGCTCGCCAGATACGTCTCTGGCTCGTGCGGCATGGCATAAGCCTCGTGCAAGTTGAGACGGCCATAAACGCAATCCCCGATCAAATGCAGCGAGATCTTGTCAGAGTTGAGTGGGAATACGCTCCCTATGTTGAGCGCACTCATCCCATGTTAATTCCTTTAGCCACGGTGTTGGGTTTAACTGAAGCCCAAGTCGATCAAGCATTTCGTGAAGCGGCTTGGATTTAGGAGTATTTATGACACTTAAGAGCTTGTTAAAAACTATTACCTATTACATTCCTCTTGGCTTTCTCCAGAAAGGAGTTTTTGTTCCCGTCTTCCCGGTGATGAATATGTTTTAGATGAGACTACTGGATTATGGATTATACAAAATTAGCCACTTAATTTAAAATTTATCCCCTTCACTATAAGGTGTATTAAAGACTACTAAGGGCGATATTTATATTAAACCAGTAAAGATTAATCGATGACTTTAATAACCGTACGTAAAGGAAATTCTGGTCAATGGCTAGAATCTAACCGTATTCTACAAACTGGTGAACCAGGATACGATCTCTCAAATAGTATACTCAAAATAGGAGACGGAACATCGTCTTGGACTCAATTACCCCATTATGGCAGTGGACTATTTGCATCAGTTAATCATGTTCATAATACATCTGATATAATAAATTTTAATCTATCCATCTCTGGATATTTACAACCTGGATCAGGAATATTATTTAATTTTGTTAATGACAGATTAGTTATTAATGCTGTTAGCACAGGACAAGACTCTTCTTTAAGAGAACTATTTTTACCACCCGCTCCCACACTATTATATTCTAATATTCAAAGTAATGAAGTTAGCTTAGGTTGGATAGCTCCATCAGCCACATGGATACCACCAGTAAATGATTATGCTATACAGTATAGAAGTGGTCAAAGTTTATCATGGGTTAACTATACGGATTATGTCAGTCCTCTAACCAATGTTAGTATTAGTGGTTTAAGCTATAATATAGAATATCAATTCAGAGTAGCTGCTATAAATGGTGTCGGTCAAGGAACGTGGTCGAGTGGTTTGCCAATTACTCTAACAGAGCCAATTTAAGTATAGTATTTTTTCTTCTAATATCTAGAGTTTTTATGTCTAAAATTACACAATTACCATTATCTAGTGGACTTAAAAATGATACTATTTTTGTAGTAGTACATAATAGTGGAGGAAATCTTGAAACTCAGCAAGTTTCAGCTTCTGGATTGTTACAATTTATATCTCAATATGTACCAGAAATACACGGTGGCGAACCTTAAAATGAGGTGTATATATTAATTAGTATACTATCTCTAACAAAAGGACCGTATAATGTCTTGGCAAACAGAAATTCCTATTATTGTACGTACTCTTGTGAATGATTGGTCAGATCAGCCGGTTTATAGTGACGACCGATTAATTCAAGTTATAAGTGTTGCAGCAAAATACGTTCAATTTGATGTGGTTTTAGATCATCAATATTTGGTGGATGTTGTTAGTCCAAATATTACTCCCGATCCTACTGATGATAGGGATGAAATTTTTATTAGTTTAGTTTCATTAAAGGCAGCTTGTTTAGTAGATCAAAGTACCTATCGAACAAAGGCCGCTACTGAAGGTATACGAGCGGCACTCGGTCCGGCTAGTTTAGCTGTTAACGGACAAAGTGGAGCCTGGAAAACAATACTAGAACAAGGACCTTGTGCATTATATGAAGAGTTAACTTCTCACTGGGATGTTAAAGATGCCAGTGCTATTGCTGCTGTTCTTAGTCCTTTCGTTGGCAATAAGTTTAACCCTCGATATTTACAAAATCACGACTATCGATCAAGATATTTTTACTCATAAGTAAAGGATACTCACAATGCCAGCGGCTGAATATAATTTTAGCATAGAAAAAGGTACAGCTTTCGTCATCGCTTTTGAATATAGGGATGATCTTCAAATTCCTATCGATATTACTAATTGGTGTGCCAGAATACGCTGGATAGAAGACCAGAATACAAATCCAACTATTAGAACATTCATAACGAATACTCAAACCAATGATTACTCTTTTGTTATAGATCCTAAGCTTGGTAAAATAATACTAAAAATACCAGCATCAGCTACAGCCGCTTATAATTTTAATAGTGCTCTTTATGACTTTGAACTTCAAGAACCAAATGATCTTTATAGTGGAGGAGGAAAAAAGATTTTTAGAATCTTACAAGGAACCGTGTCATTGGTAGCCAGGAACGTACCTGGAAGCGATGCTTTTGCTTGCGATACCAATGTTCAGAATGATTGTGGAACATGTAGCCCATGAGTATTGTACGAGTAGAAGAAGATATACAGCCACTAAAATATTTAGTAGTTACACAACAAAGAGATCCAGAGAGTGTTATCACTACTAATGTAGTTATATCCGATACTCGTAATAATAGAATTAATCTTGTTTCCATTGAAAAAGGTCTCCAAGGAGATATTGGTCTCGTCGGCCCCAAAGGAGACCCTGGAAAAGATGGTGTTATTTTTGATGTATTACCAATTAACAGCGGTGGTACAAATAATACTATATTTAGTAGTGGACACGTCATTTATTATGATGGGTCTAAATTATCTAGCAGTAATTATACCATACAAGACATATTAAATAATGCTGGTAACAGTAGTAATCTCACAGGTATTATTGCAGAGTCGGGTTTATATGTAAATTTAGTTAATAATAATGCTAGATTAGGAGTAAAAACTGGAGGAGGATTAACAATAAATGAACAGAATACTATTGTTGTTGATGATACAATAGTTAGAAAAGTTGAACTTAATTTAGGAAGCATCGAAGGAGTGGTTCCTATTGAAAAAGGAGGAACAAATAATCAACTATTCAATAGTAACAGATTGTTATATTATGATGGATTTAAGATAGCCTCGTTCCCCCTTGCAACAGGACGCATACTATTAAGTGGAACAACTATAGATATAGTAGCGGGATCTGGACTAGTTGGAGGAGGATTAACATCTTTGCCGTCAGGTTCTGTTGTTTTAAATATTGGTGGATCTTCCGATATTCTGGTAGAGACTAATTCCATATCTTTGAGCAATACCGGGATTGCAGGAACATATAATAAAATAACTACTGATGAGAAAGGACGTGTCGTATCTGGTTCTAATTTATCTGCTTCTGACATTATTAGTATTCTAAATTATACTCCTTGGCATATTGGTAATGATGGCGAAAACTCTGGTCTTGATGCTGATTTATTGGACGGTCAACAAGGATCATATTATTTAGATTTATCAAATAGTACTGGTATTCTTAGTGCTGATAGTTTACCAGTACAATCAGCTCCGGGTCTATATACTAAAGTACAGGTAAACAATAAAGGAATTGTGATAAATGGACAAGATATTAATTATGGAGACATAGTTAATGCTCTAGGGTATAGGCCAGTATCAGCTACAGGAGATATTATATACGGCCCACTAACTATTAATGGAAATACTACTCTTGATGGTAATGACCTAGTTGTTAAAGATAATTTACCATTACTGGGCACAAATTCCCCGTTTATACTACCTAATGAGCCTAGAGGCTTCAGTTTTATGTATGGGGGACTTACTCCTCAAACTGGTATATTGGCTTACTATCCCGGTGAAAGAGAATTGAGATTAATAACCAACATAGGAGCTACTGGTATAGTAGATGCTGGAAGTGGGGATAATTTTAATAATGAAGTAGATGGAGGAGACGCTAATTCTGTTTATGTGATTGGAAATATTACTGGTGACATGAATATAGTACTACTTCGTTCAGTAGCAGATAGCTTATATGTTAGTCGATTTGCTGATCAAACCATTAGCGGTAATAAAACTTTTGCAGACCCTCTTGCTGTAAGAGGTCAAATTTCTGTAATTCCTAATATTAATCAATCAACTCCTCCATTTAATGTTGGAGCAAATACAAGAATGGTGGAGAATCTTAATGTCGATCTTCTCCATGGCAAAAATTTAGATTATTATAATGATGCTTCTAACATGACTGGGCTTTTTAATTATGAAAAAGTTCAGTTTAATAGTCTCGAAGGAACCATTGGTTTTATACCTCGTTTTGATAATAGAACTAATAATCCCAGTAGAACTATTAGCGATTCTGTGATTCAGCAAACCGGACAAATTGTAAGAGTAAATAATAATTTTAATTTTTCTGTTGGAACTTCTAACACTGGATCATTTGATGCAAATCGTTCCGCTCTCATTGGACAAAACAACAGAATTATAGGAGATAACTCGCTTGCTGTCGGTTCAAATAATTTAGTTAATGCTAATAACAGCATAGCCCTAAATTCAAAATCACAAGCTCTCACTGATAATTCTATAGCTGCCGGGAATCATGGTTACACTTGGTCTGAAAATCAAGTAAGTTTTGGGTCTTTCAGAGAGCTTAATAATATATCTACAGCTCAAGGTCAACACTCTACTATTACTCTGGGTCTTAGCGGAGTACAAACTGATGGAGCTTGGGTAAATATGAGCCCGTCCATCAATATTCCAAAAAATAAAACACTATCATATACATTAGAAGTATTGATGAACAAAGCTGCTGGCACGGGAGCTGCTTTATTTACATACGAAAGTGGTATTATTAAAAATTCAACATTCCGTAATCCAAACAACCCGTCTTTTCTAACTAATATTACTTCGATATTAAAAGATGCTACAAAAAGAGAAATATATAACGACTCACAAAGAAGAAGATATTATTATCATTTTAATTTAGACAATAATAATTTTATACAGAACTTAGATGTTACAGCTCCAGACATTAAAACATTAGATATTAAACCATATAACACAGAATCTTTATACAAATATATTCCACAGTATATTGAATCCTATGGAACATACGAAAAAACTAACGATGGAGAACTGGTCTTAAATATTCCTAAGCCAATAACATATGGTTGGTTCTATCAAAATTCAGGAAGTCCAGACATAATAGTTAAATCATACTTTCATGGTATGACTACGGGGTCTGTCTCACGCCTCAATTTCACTTCCGCAACAAAACACACCCCGTTTTCAAAGCAGTATCAAGTATCAAGCATTATCAGTGATACCCTCTTTTCTGTTAAAGAAACATCTTGGTCTGGAAGATTAACTAACGACGAACTAATACTAGATCCACAAGTCGTATCTGATATAGATTCTAAAAATAGTATAATAACAAATGCTGGATTTTTATATACTAATTCTCCGGATATCTATAATGTTCCAACAAACATTACTAATGTTTTACATACTGGTATGTATGTCAGATATTATCCACACGGATCAGGCTATTCATATGTAGTTCCTCAAACTGGTAAAATTATAGCAAAAACTAGTAGTTCGATTACTTTTGATACTCCGTTTACAGGGCTTACAATATTTAATCAGTCTATTAACACTCAAGCAGTATTAGAATTTACACAATATACTAGACATGTTTTTGATTCGTCTAAAACAGTACATCTTAATATTTCTGGCTATGGACAGCAATCATTAACTAGCTTATCCGGAGCGTATGCGGCATCATACTGTGGACAACCAACATACTCTATTAAATTATCTGGAATACCTAATAATATATTTACTGATACTATAGCCACAATAAGGCCAGCCACAACTAATAGTGGAACAGTTTCTTTGGTTTCTCATAGAAATATTAGCGGAACATATACTAGAGATGCAACTCAATACAAAAAATATGAAGGTATTTATATAAGACAACCTTCTATTAGTGGAAATAGCAGAATTTCTATTTATAACCAAAATTTAGAACCGATAGAGCTACCCTCTGTTCCATTCAACTATAGCTTTGTCTGTGGATACGGAGATGATGATAACGGATCTTTTGAAATATATAAATCTGGACTATATAGCTATCTAAAATTTAAATCAGTATCAGGCATAGACATTTCTTTATCTTGCGGTCAAGATTTTGATTATGTTTATAAAGTAGCTAATTTAATGGATGTTTCATATATTAAAAATTATTTATATGGAATAGATTATGATTTACAACAAAGTGGATGCTATTTCTATAGTCAATATCCAGTAAATAGTGGTGCAGGATATGTGTTTTACCCAGATACTTTAGAAACTTCGGACCTTACAGCTCTGCCACTGGGTTTGCTTCCAGATAAAACATATTTTCCAGTTAATATAAAATTAGTTAATAGTTCATATATATTTGATTTAAGTAAATCGTCTGGTGGACAACCAATTACTATTATTAATGACAATAATAGAAAGTCCTCATATAAAATTTTTCCAAGAATACGAGACGCTTATAATAAAGATATATACAATATACGTATTAAAGTTTTTGATATGTCTGGCAGAAATTATGAAAAACCATTCTCTATACACATAGATCCTGTTAACGTCAGAACTCACATCAGGAATTCTATACCAGACCAATCGGCAATAATAAATGAACTTTTTACTTATACTATACCTAATAATACTTTCCCTAATAAAACAAAAATTTCATCAGTTAGACTTTCTGATGGTAGAGTTTTACCTCAATGGCTTGCCTTTGATCAATCCAAACAAGCATTTAGCGGTACTCCTTTAGCTGCAAATTCTGGAACAATAGAATTATTAGTTAAGGCTACGGGGGTTGATCTGATTGTATCTGATGTGTTTAAGTTGTCTGTCACAGATAGTTCTCCATCGATTTCAAACTACATTGTTGATCCAGTATTATCATTTGATATAAAAAACATCTTTCTGTCTAGCATATCTGTTCCTCAAAATGCTTCTTATGATACACACGTTGGTAAATTATCTGCCGACGGAGGATATAATCCTTATTTAATTTTTAAAACCTCATCTAATAGTTTTAATGGATATTCTCATTTTGGAGGAAATGTTTTGACGGAATGTTCGGCATCTATTAGTCAGTTTTCCACCGTTACATTATCTGGTATTATTCCTTATCTATCTGGGCATAACATACTAGTTAGTGGTACGAATAATCAGTCTCAGCAAATAGTAAGTAAGATTGTACCGTCTTCTATTTTTAATATTACTGTGTCTTCTGGTTCTAACTTTTTATTATTTAATAATCCAAATAGTAATTATACTGGTATAATTTTTAGTGGTAATAAAATTTTTAGCAATATTCAAAATTGGGACAATAATTACTATGCTACAAATGTTACAACTACTGGTATTTATCTTAATAGAAATTTTACTAATCTTAATAGCGAATCAACAGGACTAACCTGTTTTACTAGTGGTTATAATATACTGTTAAATTCTAATGTTAATTTTACAGATAATATTATTGGAATTTTTAGTACCCCAATTAATGAATCTGGTTTTTATTATATTGATCAGCTCAAAAACTTTACTACAAATTATCAATCAGCTACAAGGTGTCCAGTTACATTATCTAATAATGATAATATTAAGGGTTTTGATACCGAAACAAACGAATATATTATAGAAAAAGGATATTATTCTACTGGTTTAATTTCATTTTATACAGACGTTGGCTATAGTGATATTTCTATTAGCAGTCCAGAGCATTTAAATTTCGAAAATGATGAAAGTAGCGTTTATTTAAGATTCTTATCAAGAAATACTGGGGTTTTACCCACAAGTCAGGGATATTCTAAGATAAGCGGAATAGCTCATTCATCTTTTAATGTAAATAATGGATACTTCTTTCCCAACTCTCAACCCTATGCAACAGGATCTGTGCTAATTAATGTTGACAAAAATCACGGATACAAACTTGCAAACAATAATGTTGTTAATCAGATACCTGTACAATTTTTAGATACTCAGGAAAATAATAGCAATCGTAAACCAAAGAATAATCTTTTTGACATAGATGATATTCAAGGAAATACTATATATGTTAAAGATAAAAATAATTATCTATTAAAAGAAATTGGTAAACCAGATTATTTTGAACAAGCGATATCTGGCACCTATACTACTAACGGTTTTGGCTTTAGTGCTGCTTTTGTACACAACGACTACAAAATTTATGACTTAGATTACGGAGGTTCTCCAATATGGCCTCAAGATAAAATAATAGATGTTAATTCTTCTCTTGGGTCATCTAGTTCGAGCTTGGTTTCTAATTCTAGATTACTAGATTTTACTCAGGGATTCTTTTTTAATGGAACAGTAGTTAGAAGCGGTTCTCACATAGTATACAATGGAACTTTTCCATCCTTAGTATATTCTGGATATGCTATGTCTGTATTTAGTACTGATCC